GCATATTGTCGCTAGGGTGACCGTAATCAAGTCCTCGGTCTTGGATAGTAGCTCTCGCTTCGTTGAGATAGTCTCTAGCATTCATCGACCCACCTGCTCAAGTGTGCGCTGTGACTTGCGGTAAGCGATACGACCAGCAATCTTGCCGTGTTCGTGTCCTTTTGAGTAGCCAATCAAGAAACCGAAGAATCCAGCTGTGATTGCCATGAGTAGTAGTGCGTGATCTATATTCATGTGAGCCCTTCTGTACGCCGTATTTCGTGTACTCAGAAGTATTACATCAGATAGAGGCGACAAAAGCCTAACTTTGATAACGAAACGATAACGATTTCGTCCACAGATTCATCACCGAAATCCGGTCTAGCGAACCCGTCCATGAACCTTGCCCTGAACGATGAACGTGCCGTTTTTTTCAATGTTGATTATGTCCACTTGGACGTTGTTGCCCTGTACATACATGATTGAAAACGCTTGCTGCCAATTAGCCGTTCCCTTGGTGTATGAGGCTTGTCTAAAGTCCATAAGGTTTCCTACTTCAACCCCATGTAAAACACGCCCTAAACGCCCTCCAGAGGCTTCTGTGAAGGCACTACGCCCTGCTCTGTGAGTATGACCCGAAATAACGTTCTTGCCATGCCTACGGGCTGCTTCAAGGGCTGAAAGACCGCCTAATTGCTTGATGGGCGTGTGGTCTCCATGAACCGCAATCCAGTTAGGAGCAATGTTCATGGGATTCTTGTGAAAGGTAATGCCAAGTTCGTCAAACTTCATGAACTTCTCAAAGCGCAGCTCTGGCAAAGATAAAAAAGACGGTATCTTTTTCATGATTATGTTGTATAGGCGGTCTGTATGGTTAGACCTGATGCAATCGGTTACGCCCAATTCCCATAGGAGATTAACGCAACGGTCTCGATCTGCCCCGAGAGACTGTTCATAAGCTTGTGGAGTGCCTTCTGACCATTTAGATATGGTCTGAAAGTCAATCTCGTCACCAATGGTAACCGTTTGGTCTGGCTTAAACTTCTGTAGGAATCTTGCTATGTTCTGAGTAACGTGTACGTCCTCGAAAGGAACTTGTAAGTCGCTCAGAATTACGATTCGCTTCACTTAGTCCTCGTCGTCCTCATACGGAATGTTGTCAATCCGGTTGGGTAAGTTAGGGATAATCCAATCTGGAAAAGTCTCACGATCTGATAAAAGCCAAAACGCATGAGTCTCAGAAAAGCCAGCCTTGCGCAGCGATTTATAGTATTCGTTCAACGCAATCGCATAGGAATCAAGAGCTGAATAAGTCTCGAGGTCGATGACCGGACGTTTCCTTGCCATGAGATAAGTGTTACTTACCTAACAGTTCAATTATGGTATCGACACGCGCTTCGAGTCGAGAAACCTGATCCTTAATAGATGAACCTGAATTGGGTTTAAGTTCGCTGAGGTAATGCTTAATCATGAATTGTGTGTATGAAGCCATACCACCAAGCACAGCGATAACAGCCACAATCCAAGCAGCATAGTCAGCCGCGCTCACTTTTTAGGCGAGGCGTAACCAAAGACGCCGGCAACGATTGAACCAAGGATTGCGCGGTAATCAAGAGCAAAGTTTGAGGTTGTTCCCCATACTGCCAAGAATGCGCCAACTGACATTACATAAGGGTTCTTTAGGTTCATTTGTTTCCTTTGATTAGTGGGATATTAAACGGAGCACCGTCATTGTCGCCCTTTGGAGTAAAGCTGATATGGAGATGAGAGTTGTGGTTATCAACCCCCACATAAGGACGCCAAACCCAATTCTGGATAGACGACGCGATGTGGCTTCTAAAGATGACGTAAGAGATTCGACCATCAGTCTGTCCACAGATTCGTACTTGATCTGCAAGAGAGCCGGCGAAGTCCGGCTTGCTTGTTCCAGACAAATCTGCGTCGATATCAACGGCTCTGACGACATTGTTAGCTTTTGGATCAGGATTGTGGTCAGAAACGCTTGCCTGATGACGTGCGTCGCCAATCCAGCCGTCGCTCCTTTTATCTCTGTCTGGGTAAGTATCATTTATAGCCTGACGTAATGTTGTTCCCGCTTTACAAAGCCATGGACTTGTCACGTTCTGCCTCACATTCTGTACATTCCCATTGTTTTTTATTATTAAGAGTTAATTCTTTATGTTTACATGGTGCAGGTGCGATAAACGCATCATCTATAGGGTCGTAAGTAAACCCAATTCCTGCATAGTTATATCTAATTTTTGCGTTATATGAAGTTTTAACCCAAGTGCCACCAAGATTGTCGATAAGCCATTGGTAGCCTTCATCGCCATTAGGGTCATTGTTGTCACAGACAAGAACGCGAATAACTTTATTAGTTTCGTCTAATTCTGCAAAGTGACTCATACTGGATACCTCACAATTACAATTCCTGATCCTCCAGCCGCGCCGTTTCCAACGCCGCCTCCGCCTCCACCGCCCGTATTTGCTGTTCCAGCAACAGGAGAAAGAACTGAAGTATTACCTCCTCGACCTCCTCCGCCAAGTCCACCAGCAGCAGGAACTGTTATGCCTGCAATAGAACCGCTACCGCCACCAGCATAATATCCAGAATCACCTGTTGAAGTTGCAGTCGCCCAAGATGACCAAGTATTAAGTCCTATGCCACCAGCTCCTGATGCAGTTGTTGAACCGTTGCTTCCAACTGCCCCTGCTCCACCTCCACCACCACAGCCATAGGCTGAAGTTGCTGATGATGTTCCTCCATTAAATCCGTATCCTGTTGCTCCGCCTGTGCTGCCTTGATTGGTTACGCCGCGAGTTGAGTTATATCCAGCAGCTCCACCTGATCCACCAGTTCCACCATTTTGTGATGCACCAGTTCCACCTTTTCCACCGCCGTTTGAGGTGATTGTGTCGAATACAGAGTTATCTCCGTTATATCCGCCACCAGTATCTGCTCCACCACCTGCTCCGATTGTGACTGTATAAGTTCCTGCTGTAATTGAACGACCAGATTGAAATGAAAGACCACCAGCACCGCCACCGCCACCGTCATCTCGTCCACCTCCAGCACCGCCAGCGACTACAAGTACGTCAGCTGTGATACTGCCACCTGTGACGCCTAGTGAACCGCTACCAGTAAATACTCGATAGTTATAGCCGCCAGAGGTGTAAAGAGTGCCACCTGTAACTGTAATAGGAGGTACTCCACCACCGAGCAATCCTGAAGTAATTGCGCCAATCATTATCCGATTGCTCCGCAAATTACCCAAGTGTCTGTTCCAGTTTTAATGCAGGCTGCTGATTTATATTGAGCCAAAGTAGGGCTTGCCGCTACTGCGCCAGCTGATACCACCGTGGTAGTACCGCTAGTAACTGCGCTGATTGTTGTAGCGCCAGCGCCAAGGTTGAGTACGGTGATAACCGATCCTACGGCTATCGCAGCCGTCGCATTAGTAGGAATCTTAAAAGTATTGGCTGAAGCGTTGTTCATGGTGACTAGAACCTGATATTGGTCAGTCAGGACTGCCGTGTAAGTTGTGCCAGTCTGAGTATTGGCGGTAAAGGTAACGAGTCCATTAACTGTACTTGCAGTTAACACGTCGCCCGTCGCTGCTGGAAGGTTTGCTGCCATGATATCTCCTAGTAACTCAATGTATTGGTGCCGATTATACCGTAATAAGAGCTTCCAACGATGAAACCATCGGCTATAGGTTCCAAAGTTGTAATAGTAGCCATCATCTTGTTAGGGGTGATATCCCATTGAATGCCCTGATATTGCAAGTTTTTTACAATGGTCGACCCGTCTGGCTGGATATTGGTTATTAGCAAATTGTCGAAGTAATCCAAAGCAATCATTGTGTCGGTTGGAACCGCAGGATCGAGCAAGTCCACAACCATCTCGTCAATCCGGATAGACGTATCTTGGCGGGTAGCCACATACTCAAGAGCGATGTTATTAACTAAAGAATCCGTCTCGGCTACAAGGTCTGTTTGAGTAATACTATGAGGGAAATACTTGTTAACTGACGCTGTGTTTTGCACAGATTGAACCGTGCCGCCTACTCGACCAAAATTGGCTTGGTTGATAATAAGTTTGTCGTCAAAAGCAAATATAAGGTTTCGATAAGGAATGCCACCTGTTTGATTGAACGCCACAGGGGTTTTAGAAAGGCTATTCATTACGTCTGTACGGTTCTTAAATATGGCTGTGCCAGAACCGTTCATGTAAAAGGCTCCGGTTTCAGAGACTTCCGCATTCTTAATTGCTGCAAGGCTTGTACGGTTGGTTCCGGGGTCGGCTATGCAAGTGTTAAGTCCTGTGGATATTGTGCGCATCGAGGCAGGGAAAGACACTTGATCCAAAATAGCACTTACTCGAGCTGACGTGGTCTGACTGGCTACGCCGCCGGTAACTGTTGAAATGTTAGCCATCTGAAATAGACGAAATCCGTCTGAAACTGAAATGTCGACATAACCCGTATCTTGATTAACCGGATAAGTGTATTTGTAATCGGTAATGTAACCGCTAAATAAATACTTTTGAGTAGTTGCAGTAGTAGCTGACACGCGAATCTTACGAAGCGGAGCCAAATAACCATAATAAGGAGAAGCTGTGTTCTGCGGGTTAAAATATGAAAGCGGGTCTAAAACACGGATAACCGCTGTGCCTACCTCATAAGTGTCGCGCTGGATATTGCGACCTCGAGTAATGCTGATGTGGTAAACGTTAGGGGTAAGGTCGATGACCGGTTCTGGAAGGCTAGATGTACCAAGGGTGTTAGTGCCAAGGATTCCGTATTTGGAGTCGCCAATGACGAACCCGTTGTAACCGAAAGTAGCCCCTGCCGAGTAATCAAAGGAAACCGATATGGCTGCTGGTAGTGCCATTACCCGAACATACCTGCGATTCTACCGATTTGGCTTGGTGATCCTGAAAGGCTTGCAAGTTGTGTGCCGTTCATTACTTGGTCGATAAGCTTCTGGTCTGTAACGACTGAGCCACCAAAATAGTTGTAAATGACTGGAGCAGAACTGCTGCCATTACCGCCCACGTCGGGAACCGTCTGCATGCCGTATAAACCGTTTCCAAGGGTTGTAGAAGCCTGATTAGCCACGGTCATAGGTATTCCTGCCCCATAGCCCGCTACGACGCCTATAGCGGCTAATTCGGGCGCTAGACCGGTTGGTGTATATGTGCCGGTAGAAGGTGCCGCGATTGCAGGTATTTGCAGGTTATTGAGTTTAGTTTGGAAGTCTTTAATCCATTGGTCTAGGTAACCAAATGGGTTCTTTGCATCAGGGGTTTGTAGGAAATACTTGTAAAGGTTGCCGGTGGCGTCCTGAGCCATGAGGATTTGCTTTGTAAGTCTGTCCGCTTCATCGAGGTTGCCATTAAGCAGGGCTAATTGAAGTTCAGCGCGTTTGCGATCATCGTCTGAAAGCTTGCCTTTAAGCGCAGCAATAAGTTCAATTTGCTGCATATCAAATACGGTGCCATCTTTTTTAAGAGCGGCTTGTTTTGCTTGTTCGGCAGTAATCTTTTTTTGACTTGCAATTTGTAAATCTAAAAGAGTTTTAAGTTTCTTTTGATACTCAATTTGCGCTTTAGCAATTTGGTCTGCTTTTTGTTGATCAGTTAATCCTGGCTTAGGTTTAGGGTTAGGATTGACCGGAAGATTAAATTGTTTTCCAACAAAACCAAAAAAGAAACTTTTGCCGGCTGCTTTAATTTTGTCCAAAAGGTTAGGCAATACGCCGATAGCCAAACCAGCCCCGCGTTCTAATGAAGCCAAAGCGTTAGCAAACCCAATAATTACATCGGTTGCTCCTGATACCGAACCACCGGCTGTAAGAGAAGTGAAGGCATCAACAAGACCGCCACCAATAATGACTGAGGCTTCTCGAGCTGCGTTGGTTAGAAGGTCAAACTTACCTGCTGTGGTTTGCAAGTTTGCTTGTGATGCGCCAGCAAAGTTGCGATTAAATTGAGCTAAAATTGTGTTAAATGACGCTACCTTAAGTTGCGCAGCAGTTAAACCAAGACCATATTTTTTAAGTCCCTTATTATTGCCCGCGTAGGCGTTGGCTAGGTCTCCAACCACGGTTGTAAGATCAACGCCAGAACCTCGAGACACGTCAATGGCTGTCTTAAGCAGACTTTGGCTTTTAGCCACATTGCCGGTAACTTGCAATAACTTTTGCATTCCCGGAATCAAAGATTCTTTGGCTACGCCAGAAGCAAGCGATAGTTCTTCAACAAACTTCTGAATATCCGCGTTGGCTACCTCAAAGCCAAGGTTCTTAACCGTGTTGGCTAATTGAGTGGTCGCCTTCTGATTGGCTAAATATGCCTTAACTGATTGTTTGGCAAAATCAACAACTGCTTGAGTTCCATAAGCAACGCCAATAGTGCCAGCAAGGTTCTTGATGGTGTGGTTGAGTTTAGTGGTTGCTGACTCAGCTTGCTTAAACCCTTTGGCGTCAAAACTGGAGCCAATGTTGATGGATACATTATCGACTTGTGCCATTATGCCGCCTTAGAAAAAGATGTGGTTTTAGCGCGTGA